ATATTTGGTGATGCAGCTACAAGAATGCTGTTCTACAAAGTAGAAGAATCTTGTTGGGATGTTCTCGTGACATTCTTGGTTTACCTAGAACGTATGCCAGAAACAATTCCAGAGTACGGTATTATCCTCTCTGAGATTAAGTTAGACGAAACTGTTATCGCCACTTTAAGGAAAATTTAATGAGTCGCATTGTAGACAATTTAATAGCAATGAAGATCGTTAGAATGATCACCCAAAACTTCGAAGACACAGAAGCCTTCAAGTTGGGAATCATCGACCATAAAGGCAATAATCTCCGCAAAGCAAGTACTCTTGACACGCAACAAGAGCGTGATGCTTATACATACCTGAATCGTCTAGTCTTTAACATGAAGAAAATTCTGAACCGCCTTCCAGGTGGCGAGAACCGTATGAAGTCTCTAGTAGGCGCTCTATGGTTAGTTAAAGAATACTATGAGAGTGGTACACGTACTACATCTCTAATGGAAGATCGCTATAAACACATTATGCGTATTATTGAAAGCAGCGTAGTTCTCGCTGAAGAAGAAATCATTGTCAACAAAGTTCTATCCGAAGACGGCATGGGTGTCGGCTCAGTGGGTGGTGCTCCAACAAACAATACTGGTGGTCCAGTATCTGTTCAAGAACCAAAGATCGAAAAGAAGAACATCAAGAAGTATCAAATCATGGCTCGCCGTGGTGCGCCAGTAAAGGCATAACATGTGGGTGCTTGATCTCTTACCATTCTGGGTGTTTCATCTAGTCTTACTGGCTGGTGCTGTAGGACTTTTTGTTTCATTCTTCGTTGGTTCAATTCCCCTAGTAAACAAATATCTACTGCCTGTTAAGATCGGCTCAGCATTCTTGCTAGTCTGCGGTCTTTACATGGAAGGTGGCATCTCAAATCAAGAACGTTGGGAATCAAAAGTTGCTGAAGCAAAGCTAGAAATGGCTAAAAAAGACGCTGCATCAGCCGATTCTACAACTAAGGTAATTACTAAATATATTACAAAAATCGAAATTGTCAAGGAGAAGGGTGATGCAATCCTTAAAGAAGTACCAAAATTTATCAGTGCAGATGCTGATGGTCAGTGTGTTATCCCTAATGGTTTCGTCTTGCTCCACGACAGTGCCAGTCGCAATGAAGTTCCCGACTCCTCCAGAGGCGTTGATGAAGGAGCCTCCAGCGTTAAACTCTCTGGCGTCGCAAACACAGTCACAGAAAACTACACCCTCTATTACCAAGTAAGCCAACAGTTGAAGTCACTTCAAGAGTGGGTAAAAGAGCAACAATCAATCTATAATAAGTGATCTCATACCAATGGAAACAGAAAGAATCGCCAAATTGGAAGCCCAAGTTGAAGGTATCAAAGACGATGTCAAAGACCTTAAAGCTGACGTCAAAGAGGTCCACTCCAGAATTACTACTGGCAACAGAGAAATTATGGAGAAGATCGACACCATGGACAAAAGTCTAACTGCAAAGATGGCAACTAACTCTACCAAGAGTGCCGAGCAACACGAAGAGATCCAAAAAGAAATAAAAGCCGACATTGAGAAAATCACAAAGCGTGTTGATGTTCTTGAGAAGTGGCGCTGGATGATTGTTGGTGGTGCAATTGCAGTTGGTTACATTGCAGGACATACTGAAATTTTCACTAAGTTCTTCGGCAAATAAAGTTTGCTTGCAACTCCACGTTAGGGTATAATAATGCCTTATCGTGGAGTTTTTCATTATGCTATACATTGACGCAAAGTATGCCCAAATCTTAGGTGGACGCCTAAGAAATTTCAAACAGAAAGATGATTACCTCTGGAACTACAGTTGTCCAGTATGTGGTGATAGCAAGCGCAATAAAAATAAAGCACGTGGCTACATCTATCGTACCAGAGCAGATCTGTTTGCAAAGTGCCACAAGTGTGGACACTCGACCAATCTCGGCAACCTAATCAAGTATGTCGATACAGCCTTATATGATGAGTATGTTCTTGAGCGTTACAAGGCTGGTGCTACCCGTTATCATGACCATAAAGACGTCTCGGATACGAGAGTTGTCTTAGAAACTCCAACGATCGAACTTCTCGAGGATGATATCCTTGAGTCATTGACACGCATGGATAAGTTGCCCTTAACTCATCCTGCAATGAAGACTCTACTCGACAGAAAGATTCCACGTGATAAATGGCATCTTCTTTACTTTGCTCCAAAGTTCAAAGCGTTCACCAATTCGGTGACTGCTAAGTTTCAAGAGCCAATTGTCGATGAGCATCCCCGATTGATCATCCCATTCTTTACCAATGCTGGCAAGTGTTTTGCTTTTCAGGGTAGAGCATTCGGTGATGAACAACCTAAGTATTACACAATTAAAGTCGATGAGACTGAGGAGAAAGTATATGGACTCGACCGAATTGATTTCAGCAAACGAATCTATGTTGTGGAGGGTCCACTCGACTCTCTCTTCATCCCCAATTGCATTGCTGTGTCAGGAAGCTCTTTTGACACCCCTACTGTGCGGAGCCTTCTTACTAATGCAACGCTAGTTATGGACAATGAGCCTCGTTCTCGAGACATCTGCAGATTACTCGAAAAGAACATCAAGGCTGGTTACAGTGTGTGTATGTTTCCTGAGCACATTGAACAAAAAGATATCAATGATATGATTATTAAAGGTGGTCATAACGCAGAGGAGATTCTCGAAACGATAAATACAAATACCTTTTCAGGAATTGAAGCGACCCTTAGATTTAGTACATGGAAGAAAATATGAACGTTAGAATGATTAGTTATAGCAAGCCCTCTCGTGAGATGTACGATGAAGGCTTAATGGATGTACAAGAGTTGATTGGCTTTTGTGCTCGAGTATCCAACCCAAGCAATCAATTCAACACAGAGACATCAGAAAAGTTGATTCGTTATTTGATCAAGCATAAACACTGGTCACCATTGGAAATGGTATCAGCATGCTTGGAAGTCGAAACAACTCGTGATATCGCAAGACAAATTTTGCGTCATCGCTCCTTTTCATTCCAAGAGTTTTCTCAGCGTTATGCTGACCCTACAAAAGATTTAGACTTTGTTCTAAGGGAAGCCCGTCTTCAAGATACAAAGAATCGTCAAAATAGTGTAGAAACGTCAGACGCTGAGTTGAAAGTTTGGTGGGATGCTAAGCAGAAGTTTCTAATTGATTATGTGAAAGCAACATACGCTGAGGCGATCGAAAAAGGTATCGCCAAAGAACAAGCTCGTGCTATTCTCCCAGAGGGAAACACAGTAAGTCGTTTGTATATGAACGGCACATTGCGTAGTTGGATTCACTTCATTGAATTGCGTTCGGGACACGGTACTCAAAAGGAACATATGGAAGTGGCACGAGAATGTGCTAAGGTCATCGCCGAGGTATTCCCTATGGCTGGTGAGTTCGTAAACGAATAAGAATAACAAGAGGTTTTATGCAAGAAATAGTGCATGGGATTAAAGTAGACTACACACGTGATGGTCTATTCGATGAATTAGGTTTGATTAGATTAAAAGAAAGTTACATGAAAGATGGGGAAGTTTCTCCACAAGAACGTTTTGCGTTTGTTAGTTCTACCTTTGGTAGTAACCCTGAGCATGCTCAGCGCCTGTACGAATATTCAAGCAAGCACTGGTTGTCGTATTCAACGCCAATTTTATCTTTCGGACGTAGCAAGCGTGGTTTGCCAATTTCCTGTTTCTTGAACTACATCGAAGATACAGCTGAAGGCTTGGTAGAAAACTTCAGTGAAACAAGCTGGTTGTCTATGATGGGTGGTGGTGTTGGTATCGGTTTCGGTATTCGCTCGGCTTCTGATAAGTCGACTGGCGTTATGCCTCACTTGAAGACATACGATGCATCTTCTCTGGCATATAAGCAAGGTAGCACTCGTCGTGGTTCTTACGCTGCTTATCTAAATATTGATCATCCAGATATTATCAACTTCTTAGAGATGCGCAAACCAACTGGTGACCAGAACATGCGTTGTCTGAACCTTCACCATGGCATCAACATCCCAGATCGTTTCATGGAATTGATCGAGAAGTGCATGCTTGATGACCACACAGATGACTCATGGGAACTAAAAGACCCAGCCTCTGGTGAAGTTCGTGAAGTTGTGTCAGCCAAAGAATTGTGGCAACGTATCCTTGAGATGCGTATGCAGACTGGTGAGCCATACATCCACTTTATCGATGAATCTAACCGCAAGCTACCTCATTGGCTGAAGAGCAAAGGTCTTAAAGTTCATCAGTCTAATCTCTGCTCTGAGATTATCCTACCAACGAACGAAGAGCGTACAGCTGTTTGTTGTTTGTCTTCTTTGAACGTGGAATACTACGATGAATGGAAACACGATACTCAATTCCTTGCTGATATTGCAGAAATGCTTGACAATGTGCTTCAGTATTTTATTGATAACGCACCTGACACAATCGCCCGTGCACGTTACTCAGCCATGCGTGAGCGTTCAATCGGCATCGGTGCGTTGGGTTGGCATGCCTTCTTGCAACGTAACAGCATCCCATGGGAATCGCCACAAGCTGTAAGCAAGAACAAACAGATCTTCAAATATGTGAGAGAGAAATTAGATGAAGCTAATCAAATGTTGGGCAAACTCCGAGGTGAAGCTCCTGATGCAGTTGGTACTGGGAATCGTTTTAGTCATCTCATGGCTATTGCTCCCAATGCTTCTTCTTCCATTCTCATGGGGAATACTTCTCCTAGTATTGAACCTTATCGTGCCAACGCTTATCGCCAAGACACTCTATCGGGTTCTCACCTGAATAAGAATCGTTACTTAGATGCACGTATCCAAAAAGAAGCAGTCAATCATAAAGAGGGTTGGTCAGATGAAGTATGGTCCAGCATCATTGCGAACGATGGTTCGGTTCAGCACTTGGATTGGATGGACGAGTGGACAAAAGATGTTTTCAAAACTTCTATGGAAATCGACCAGCGCTGGGTCGTCCAGCATGCCGCAGATAGGCAAGTATTTATAGATCAAGCCCAGTCTTTGAATGTGTTCTTCCGACCAGATAGCCACATCAAGTACATCCACGCTGTTCACTTCCAAGCATGGAAGCAAGGTTTGAAGACTATGTACTACTGCCGTTCTGATAAGATCGCTAAGGCTGATAAAGTCTCCAAGCGTATCGAACGTGAAGTGATTAAAGAAATTGACCTTCATGCTTTGACTGAAGGTAATGAATGCTTGGCTTGTGAAGGTTAATATGGACGCTTACGATCTAGCTACACAGATGAAAAAGTTATGGGGTGAAGAATATCTCCACTGGCAAGACTCTGCAGAAACTAATAAAGAAAAGGTGCTCGTCCCAGTCTATGTTTATACAGACAAGGGAGCAATAAAAGTTAAATCTATCGAGGTGGATCCAACCCTCGGTATTATGTTGGAGTTAGAAGATGGTAAAGAAGACTAATAGTAGACTAACGGATGAACGAACAAACTTCAAACCGTTCAATTATCCATGGGCATATGATGCTTGGTTGAAGCACGAGCAAGCACACTGGTTACACACCGAAGTGCCGATGATGGAAGACGTCAAGGACTGGAAAAAGAAACTAACAAATGAAGAAAAGCATTTCCTAACTAACATCTTTCGATTCTTCACTCAAGGTGATATCGACGTGGCAGGTGGATACGTTAAGAACTATCTCCCATATTTCCCACAACCAGAAGTTCGTATGATGCTTCTTGGTTTCGCTGCTCGTGAAGGTTTGCACATCGCTGCGTACTCTCACTTGATTGAAACCTTGGGTCTACCTGAAGTGACATACAGCCAGTTCTTGGAATATCAGGAGATGAAAGACAAACATGACTACGTCACTGAGTTGTCTTCTCGTAATGGTACACTAGCATCAACTGCTGAACACATCGCTGTGTTCTCTGCTTTCACTGAAGGTATGCAGTTGTTCTCTTCATTCATTATGTTGCTGAACTTTCCTCGTCATGGTCTCATGAAGGGTATGGGGCAGATCGTTACTTGGTCTATCGTTGACGAAACGATGCACGCTGAGAACATGATTCGCTTATTCAAAGAGTTCGTGAAAGAGAATCCAGAGATCTGGAATGATGAACTCAAAGGAAAGATATATACTATCGCAGAGAAGATGGTTGAACTTGAAGATAAGTTTATCGATCTATCTTTCGCAGGTGCTGATATGAGAGATCTATCAGCAGCCGACGTTAAGCAATACATTCGTTATATCGCAGACCGTCGCCTAATCTCATTAGGTATGAAGGGTATTTTCAAAGTTAAAAAGAATCCACTACCATGGGTAGAAGAAATGATTAATGCTCCTGTGCATGGCAACTTCTTCGAGAACCGTGTTACTGATTATGCCAAGGGTGCTCTTGGTGGTACGTGGGACGATGTATGGGGAAAGGCAAAGTAATGATCACAAAACACTATGAGTGTAACTCTTGTGGAGCAGAAGGTAAAATCACTGTAAAGGGTGACGAACATAATCTATCTGATATCGTCTACTGTCCAGTTTGTTCAGCAGACATTTATGAAGAAGAGGAATTCGACGAGGAGAACTGATAAATAGTCCATTATGTGGACTTATCAAAATACTATCGTTGAAGAACTGCCCGAAGACTGTGTTGGCTTTGTATACTTAATTGTAAACAAAGCCAACAGTCGTATGTACATCGGGAAGAAGTTATCCAAGTTTTCTAAGACTACCTACAAGATGGTAACTCAGAAAAATGGCGTAAAGAAAAAGAAGAAGATTAAGTCGAAAGTCGACTCCGACTGGATGGACTATTATGGATCTTCTATAGAACTAAATAAAGATATAGAGAAGCTCGGGAAGGAAAACTTCACCCGAGAAATTCTGTTCTTTTGTAAGTCTAAAGCCGAGTGCTCTTACATAGAGGCAAGAGAACAGTTCACACGAAAAGTCCTTGAGAGTGATGATTTTTATAACGGACAAATATCAGTTAGAGTTCATGGCTCTCATATCAAAGGAAAACTATAATGAAATCATTTATCGACTATCTACAAGAAGATTGTAACTGCTGGAAAGGTTACAAGCGTAAGCCTGGAACTAAGCCATGCGAAGAAGGTTCGTGCGTCAAAGAAGAACTAACACCCGATGAACAGTTTGATCTAATCGAAGAACTTGTGGAAGCTCTTGCAGAAGAGCATGTTGTTGATGCTGATATTATCTGGGAAGACTTCGAGTCTGTTGACGACTTAGAGTTATATGAAGCTGCAGTCGATGCAAAAGGGCACAAGTCTTCTACTGGTGGTCT